CCTTTACCTTTAGTATTTGCAGTTGCAACCACTGTAAACCCAGGCTCTGGTTTTACAAACTCACCAGTTTTCTTGATTAAGTAACCACCACCTTCTAGGATGGATTGTAGACACATAATCTTGTTAGATGCAAGGTCGACTTCATCAAGAAGAAGAACAGCACCTTTTCTCATTGCTTTGAGGACAGGGCCCTCTTTGAAAACAATGTTACCATTGATTAGAGTATTTGAACCAATCAAATCAGGNNCTCAATTGTAATGTTGACTCTGAAAAGTTCCTTCTTGAGTTTGGCACATATTTGTTCAACCATCAAGGTTTTACCATTACCACTCAAACCAGTAATAAACACTGGGAAGAAAACTCCAGACTTAAGAATTGACTTAAGGTCTTTGAAGTGACCAAAAGGAACATAGTTGTCCATCACTGTAGGAACAACTGAAATGTTTTCATCAAGAACATTCATACCAACATTTGCAACTGGAACTGGAACTGATTCAACAGTTTGAACATTTGCAATAGTTGGTGCAACTGGTTCTGAATAATTACTAGGAACAACAGATTCAATGGAATAAGTTCCATAACCTGCCTTGAATTGTGGTTTTCTAATCAACCACGAAGGAAAAGGGATACCTGCCGTATCACAAATTTTCCTAACAGTGGATTTAGAAAACTCCACTTGACTTGGATATTGTTCTGCACAGGCATCCAAGAACCTGTAATGATTTGCATTCAAATTCATACTAACCTCACTTTTTGAATTATTTTTTACCATATGTGTATTATATCAAAATATGTACCCATCATGCAACCTTCTTAACGAAGTGCTGAAGTATTTTTCTTTGGGACATTTTGTTGTTACCCATTCTTTTCATTGCACCCTTCAATGCTTGTTTACTTGCACCAGCATCTACATCTAAAGTGTCATCTTCTGCAACGATACCCATTTTCTTTTTGTTTAGAATGTAGAACTCTTTGTATCCACTCTTTTCAGTAGTTGGAACTGAGAATCCACCTTCTCTTCTGAATAACTTGTAACCTTCTGATTTAGTTTCCCAGTCGAAGTAAGTGCCACCAAACTTGTCAACAGCTGCATCAAACTCTCTGTGCTTGTTAGGACAGATGAAGAATCCAACAGTGTCAACACCAGTAGTTCTTTCAATCCATTTTAGAAGATTGTTAGTACCATTTCTACCACCATTAGAGTTGTACTCGAAAGTAGTCTTGGTTCTTCTATCGTGAATCATATGGTCATTTCTCCAACCATTGAAACCATTCATTCTGAAACTATCTCCATCAGTTAGAGTAACGAACTGTAACTTGTCGATTGAGTAGTTATGTTTGAAATCTGCAATGTAGTCTCTTAAGAACATTAGGGACTCATCAAGAGGTGTACCACCTAATGCATAGTTGTAATCATGAGTATAACCAGCATCGAATCTTGAACCTTTTCTTGCATTAGAGTAGTAGTAACCACCATCGCACATTGATTCAAGTTGTGCATTCATGACAACACAAGCTTCTTTGAAATCTCTTTTGTTCATTTTATCAGAGAACAACTCGATAAGTCTTAGACTATCGTTGAAGTTGAATTTACCTTTTTCATCTTCTCTGTAAGTGTCTCTATCAACACCTTCTCTCCATGCATCAGTAAATGCATATACTCTATGAGGAATACCAACTCTTCTACAGAACATTGTAAGAACTATTGATTGTTCGTAAGTCTCTCTGATTGCATCATACATAGACCCAGACCAGTCAACCAACATAATCACACCATGATTTTTTCCATCAGGCACGATAGTTGCTCTTTTGAAGATATCATCTTTGATTAGGTACTGGTGGATTTTTGACATATCCAGTTCACCAGTTTTTGCAGACATTGATTTCTTGTATGCATCTGCAGCCTTTCTCATATCAAATTCTTTTGCCATGTAGTTAATGACATTCTTGTTGTGGTCTAAGAATTTTTCAGTGTACTCTTTAGAATTTGCAAGGGTATCAGTAGAATGTTCATATTCTCTTTTACCATCTTCCATAGTTCTAGTGATATCTGCAATCATCTTAGTATAAGGAATTGTAATATCAGATGCTTTGTAATCTTTAGAGTTGAACTCCATGTAACATGGTTCTGAATCCCACTCATCTAATTCTTTATGAAGTTTGTCTTCATTGTTTCTGAAATTTTTATCAGTGATAGATTCTTTTGCATTATCTGAAACTGGTGCATCACCACTTTGACCACCTTCTTGACCAAACTCACCACCTTCTAGGTTTTGAGATTTTTCAGACTCACCTTCACCAACTGAATCAGAATCAGATGATTCTTCATCTTCTTCGCTTGGACTCTCAGTTCCATCGTTTGAGCTTGAACTTTCATCTGATTCTTCATCTGTATCTGATTCTTGATTACCACCTAGTGATTCTTCTGCATTACCCTCACCTTCTTGTTCATCGAAGTCTTGAGGAATTGTATCACCATCACCTTCCATAGTCTCAACAGTTTGCATTGACTTATCAGTTTGTGGTTCTAGGTCTTCTAGTTTAGATAACTCATAAAGATAGTCTGCAACAGTGACTACCTTTTCCCAAGTATCCATTTTAGTGTCTATTTGATTTATGATTTTTTGTTCTTCTTTAGAGAACTCAACCATAAGATTGTGACCAATCTTGAAGTAAAGATTGATTCTATCGATAAATGCAAGTTTGTTTACATCGTAACCTTTAACTCCAAAGAAGTCTAAGTCATTGTGTAATTCAGAATATGCATCATAGAAAACTTTTCTAAGACCAGCATATTTTGATTTGATGTGTTTCTCAATCCTTACATCTTCAAGGACATTTAGATATCCTTTGTATTTTGCACCCTTTTCTGAAACTGCATCATGCCATCCATCTGCTGGAGTGATAAGTGCATGACCAACCTCATGACCCATGAATAAGTCATAAAGTTGTGCAGACATATCATCCTTAAGAATAGGACATACTAGTTTCCTTGAATCTACTTCAAAGTATGCAGTAGGGACTTTCTTGTGTTCTATAACTAAATCCTCAGTTGCAAGTAACCTTGCAAGAGAATCCTTTTGTGTTCTTAATTGATTATTTGACCTCATGTAAGTATTATATAAAAAAATGTACCTATGTGTCAACAAGATTATCTCATTGACTGAATTGGCGTTCCCAGTAGGATTCGAACCTACAACCTTCGGTTTAGAAGACCGATGCTCTCTCCTGTTGAGCTATGAGAACTTTGTAGTATTATCTCCATTTGTTCTAGGGTATTTTACCCCATTCTATCACCGAGTCCTTCAAGTCTGGCCTTACCAGAATTTTATCTAGGTCAATAGGCAGTGACCATAATGTGACTTCGTTTTCACCCAAATCCCACGACTACTACAATCGATTTCTTGGAATCATTTCGAACTATGGGGATTACTGCTGGAGTCTTGTCATTTCACAGATTTTAAAACGATATCCTCACTTCGTTCTTTCTCCTCTCAACCTCTTACAACCAACTAAACGAGGAGTTCAATCACACGACAAGATGTATTATATTCTTTTGTGTACCTATGAGTCAATAGTCTTTATATTAAACTCTTTTGCCCACCACTCTCTAACTGGTTCTGAATTGACTCCCACATTGACTGTTTCTGGGTCTGGATTTCTTATCAAATCTCTCCATCCACCATCTTTGTTAGTACCTTGCGTACCATGAGATTGGAGTTCCATTTCTTCTGCTTGAGTTGTATACCATATTGGTGCTGTGTATCTATCTTCACCAGTTCCATCGACATTTGCTGGTCTTACACCATGAAAGTGTTTCATACTTTGGAAGATAACACATGTTCCTGTTTCTGGTTTACATTCTTGTCCATCTTCAAAATATGTTTCTCCACCTTCAAAGTTGTCATTAAGATACAAGATAGATGCATAATCAGTGTAAGGTACTACATTAATTACTTCATCTTCATCTTCAAGAAACTCCAGTGGAGTTCCTTTTCTGGTTTCTATTGGGACTTCGTATAGTGGTTTTGCCATAACATCAATATGCATGTCTTGTCCTTTTCCAGATGGCCACCACATAAGTTCTGATTGTTCTGGGTATGCTCTTTCACCATAGACTTTCCAGATTTCTGATATTGCTTTGTATTGATATTCTGCAATGATTCTCTTGATTTCAAGATTACGAATATTTACATATGGTATTCTTCTACCATTGTATTGTTCGGCTGCATCATCGTGAGTAACTAAATTGAAATTAGCTTGATGATACTTTATCAGTTTCCGACACTGTTCCTTCGTTAGGCAATTTGGGATTTTTGCTACGATATTCTCTGGCAACTGATAACATTTGTTCTCTGATTCTTGCATACTGTTTTTCTCTTTTCTGTTTTTTCTTCACTGCTCTTTCATATTTCAATCTAGATAAGTGGTCTATAAACAGAATACCATTTAAGTGGTCTAACTCATGTTGGAAACATCTTGCAGTCATTCCACTAAATTCCATTTCTCTTATTTCACCAAGTTCATCTTGCCATCTTCCAACAATTCTTGATGGTCTTTTAACACTTGCAAAGATGCCTTCACACCCACCAGAAAGACAACCTTCTTCCATAAGTTCTGTTTCTTCTGACTTTTCTACAATCTCTGGGTTTGCAAAGAACATCGATTGTTCTTCATTTTGTCCTTTCATTACAAAGACACGATACTCATAACCGATTTGGTTTGCAGATAAACCTACACCACCTTCCTCAAACATTCTATCAATCATTTCTTTTTTAAGTTCGATTGGGTCTGTTGGTGGATTATCAAAATCAAAGAAAGGCATTTCTTTTCTTAGGATTGGTTCATCTTTATGTAGTAGTGTCATTTTTATTCCTATGCTGTTTTCATTGGGTCTTGAGAGGGGTCTATAACATGATTGAAATCGACATATTGATACCAACCAGTTGCAAGATATTTATCTCCACTCAAAGGTGGATTTCCTCTATGTAAATGTGTAAAGTGTGCAGGCCATACAACAAGGTCTCCTCTTCTAGGTTTGTATCTTAACCCTTGATGTAAAAACTCTAACTCTCCACCCTCTTCTACATCATTAAGGAATAGTCCCCATGCAAGAACTCTTTTTGATGCAGCTGGGTCTAGTTCACTATGCCATACATGATATCCTTCTCCCTTACCTGTTTTTTGCATCTTACCTTCGATTGCAAGTGGTCGACCAAAGCCTGGATATTTTGCATTGTATGTTTCCAGAATACGATGATTTAGATACTTAAAAAAATCATCAAAGTCTGCATTTAAATGTTTCATTGATGGTTCATATCTAACAACATTTAGACCAACAGACATATCTTTCTTTACAAATGGATGTGCATCCTCAGAATCTTGTCTACTTGAAATTACTGGTGGTCTGATTCTTTCTGCAAAATCCCAATACTCAAAAAACTGGTCAATGTTATCTTCTTTAAACCATCCTTTATAATGTGCTATAAAATCTTTGAACTCAACTTCCATCTTCAATTCTTGACTCATAATATCCTCTACTTACTATCTACTATTCTACTAAAGTTTTTTACCTTCTCGAATGTCATAGTATGTCTAAACTTCTCTGTCAATACATCACCTTTGTGAGATATAATAAATGTATTT